TTACTGATATAAGAAATAATAGATTTTCAGAGAATCTTGTTCTCGGTCGTAGATAATTTTGTCCACAATCTGTTTTAATGCTTCGTTCTTTTGTGCTGCAGTAAAAGAATCTGAGACGAGAATATCATAGACGCCCTGTATCCTCAACATCATGTTGACAGCAGGATCCGGCGTATCTTTTGGAGCATTGTCTTCCAGTTCTTTTAATTGTTCTTCCAAGTGTATGCGTTCTTTATGAAGCAGTGCTTTATTCGCTTTATATTCCTCAAGAGTATCAATTCCCTCACGGTAAGAAGCTTTGATTCGTTCTTCTTTTCCGGAAAGACTTTCCAGACGACTGGTTAATATATTTTTCTCATTGGAGGCTTCTATCGGCTGACATTCTTTTAAGGTGTAAGAAATGTTGCCGGAGCTTAGAGATTCCTTGACGCAGGCAAGGACCTCTTTCTCCAGGACAAGGGAACTGATTCCATGTGGTTTCTCACATTTTCCTTTATGATATCCATAACAAGAGAAGTAGGAGTATTTCTCACCGTTCGCACGTTTCATGGTGGCAGCAGTCAATGTGCGTCCACATGCAGGACATTTCAGTAATCCGGAGAGCCAGTGCTTATATGTAGAAGAGGGACGTTTTCCGGAAGGTCTGTAGGTTGTTTCGAATCGTTTCTGTGCTGCATCAAATAATTCCTTTGTAATAATTGCCGGCTGTTGTCCTTCTGTGACGATCCATTCATCTTTATCCTTGATTCTGTTCGTACTGTTTTCTGTCCGGTTCCACCGAATCATACCGCAGTAGGAAGGATTCTGAATGATGTACTCAATAGATCTCCGCTCAAATGGTTTGCCCTGTGAGGTCTTAAGCCCAAGATTGTTCAAGCGTCTTGCAATATCAAAAAATCCGATGCCTTCATTCGCATACCAGTTAAATATTATGCGCACGATTTCTGCTTCTTCCGGGATAATTACCGGAGGTTTGCCATGCTCCACGACCTTGTATCCGAGTGGCGGACGTGCCTGGTATGCTCCACGGGTTGCATTTTCTTTCATGCCCCGGAATACTTCACCAGATAATCGGATAGAGTAGTATTCGTCCATCCACTCAATGATACGCTCAATCAGAGAGCCGAAAGGATTATCTGAAAGAGGTTCGGAGATGCTCACGACTTCTACATTGTGTTGCTTCTTGAGAAGAGACTTGTAGACAATGGATTCTTCCTGGTTCCGGGCAAATCGTGAGAACTTCCATACCAGGATCAGATCTACCGGGTGATCAGAACCCTTTGCAAGTCCGACCATCTCCTGGAAGCCTGGACGCTTTTCAGCTTTCCGGCCGGAGATTCCAAGGTCAGAGAAAATCTTAAGGATTACAATATTGTTCCTGGTAGCATACTCCCGGAGAAGATTCTCCTGCGAATCCGGAGAGATTTCTTCCTGATCGTGCGTGGATACACGGATATAGCCATAGGCATATCTTAATTCACTCATCATATCACCTTCCTTAGTATATATGTGCGACGTCGCACAAATTTGCGTATAAAAATAACACCTGTACAGATGCCAAGGAAATGTGATACAATATTCTTGTTGAGGGAGTATTGTACGTGCCTTGGCACTGTATAGTATTCATTAAGCCGTTCCTGTTGGTAGCAGGAGCGGTTTTTATTTTGTTAATCTATAAATCTTTTAGCACAGCGTTTACAAGGTACATAGTTTTGCGCCTTTGCTTCCTCTAAAACCAGAGGAACAGTATTTTTTATTCCACTACAATGAGGTATGAGATGATATTTATTACTGGAATTAGAAACGTAAACTATTGTCTGTGATATAATATCTAAATTTAATATTTGTCCTAAATATGTAACGTCTTGAGGATATTTGCTACAATGGCGATTAACTTCTTCATTTAGAATATCTTGAAGCCCGATATAAGGGCTTTGATAATCTAAAAGACTTAATACGAATAAAAGCTGACTGAATCCGTTTACATTAAAACTAAAAGAGTCACCAAAGATTTCATGAACGCGCAATACATTTGGACAGTTATAGTTATAAATACGCCCACCGTGAGCAGCTTTATTTCTATATCCAAGGCAAATATATAAAGTATCGATCATTAACATTCGCAAATTAGCTTCTTCTAATGATATGGAATCTGATATGGAATCCGTATCATATAATTTATGTATAAGTTTATTCTGTTCTGCTATCTTGAATTGATCAATAAAATTAATAATTGTACTAAAATAAATGCTTTTAAATAGAATCCAAGGAGGAACTATTCCATGTTCTTCTTTGTAATGATGAATAGGATCCTTGTCAGTATCTAAAGTTTTTTTCATGGTGTTAAGAATTCCCGATAGGGTAAATCTGTCGATTCTCTTGCGCTTATTGCGATAATGTCTGTATTGTAAATAGTCGTCTTGATGCGTTCCAAAGGAGCTTGCAATAACTGTTGCGGATAACTCCTTAATATGTTCCTCTAAATCTTGCATTGCAGCCATGACTCCATTACGAAGATTTTTATCTAGAATGTATAAGGAGCATATTTGATCAAAAGAAACACCGGAACGATATACCTTTCCTGCATCAGAAGTAATGACATAGGGTTCACGGTAACTTTTAATTAAATTAGAATAGCCAAATAAACTTAGCGCATCTATAGCTTCTTCTTCATTTTCGATAATTAAATGTTGACTTTTTAATTTTTCAATTTGTTCTTCAACGGTTGAAAATTCAATTTTATCCATGTGTATTATTCCTCCTAATGCAAAAAGAGCTTTGGAATACAATTCCAAAGCTCTCCCGCGACCGCACAGCAGTCATTCACTAATTAGTGATATTATATCATATGTAGGAAAGTTGTCAAGTATTCCATATAAAGTTTATTTTAATAATCTATAACATATATTGATAATTTCTATAATAAAATTAATGCCTTTCCTCTTTGGTAAGAATAAGCAAATCTAAGTAAGTTTTATATATAAACGCTTTCGCGGTTATATCCGTTTAAACACTGCCAAGTTCGGAATGAAATAGATAATATAATTATCTACAATCTTATATACTCCATACTTCTCACGATAACATGAGATACATTCTTCTAAGAATTCCTCAGTTACTTCCAGATATTCGGCAGTCTCATATCTGTTCGTGCAGCCATGCTCATAGGCTCTGATCAGAGCAGTAAGACCAATCAGGTGATTATATCCGTGAAATCTTGCTTGACGTTCTTGTTTACGGTTCTGTACGGAATCCATATCTATGATATTCCCGTAAGAGGTTCCGTGATGTCCCATCTCTTCTGCCAGTGCACAAGTTTTCGCTGGAATCGTCATATCTTCCCGGATGGCTACAACGCCATCACAATACAATCCTTTAATCCGGTTACTGTGAAATGTATAATCTATAACGTCTATACCGTCCTCGCAGGCTTCGTCCTGTAAACGTTCGTATGTGTTCATATGTATAACACCTCCCACTCAAGTATATCCGGTAAGCTGTCCAATAAATTACTTACCTCTTTTACCTTTTACAAATTCAGCGAACTGACGGATTTCATCAAGTTCGTCTTCTGTATACTCGTCACCGTCAAAGTGTGCGGCGAGAGTGGTAGGTTCTTCATCTTCCCACCCCATAAGATATGCGGGAGATACTTGTAATGCATTTGCAATTTCTTCTAATTTATCTACTGGCATATTTTTTATATAACCAGTCTCATATCGTTGAAGAGTTGATTTGCTAATACCTACTTTTTCTGAAAGGGTTTGATATGACATATTAAGTTCTTCTCGTCTATTTTTCATTCGTTTCATTATGTCCTGCATTTTTTCACTTATTTCTTTCTCACCCATATTGTTACCTCCGTATAATGCCATTATAAACTATTTTTTCATATTTGCAACAAATAATTAAAAGAAATTAAAATAATGTTGCATATTTAGGTTGACAATGTATTGAACGGGGTGTAATATACAAATATCCCAAATATGCAACGAAAGGAAGTGAAGCAATGTCATTTGATAAATTAAAGGGAAAAATGACGGAGGCGCATATTTCACAGGCTAAATTATCGGAACATCTTGGTATTACGGTGCAGTCATTGAACGCAAAGCTTAATGGGAGAACTCAGTTTACACTAGAGGAAGCTATTAAAATTACTGCATTTTTAAGGTTAAAAGATCCAGTGGATATTTTTTTTAACCCGAGCGTCTCAAATATGCAACGACATATAGAAAATAATCAAAGTAGTGAATAGAAAAGAGGTGAGAAAAGTGGGAAGAGTATTTTACTTATGCAATGGGCAAAAGGAAGATTGTGAGAAAACAGATTGCTACATGAACGGAGGAGGCTGCAAGCATACGAGCAATGTAAGATATGCAAAGAATTTTACATTAGTGTCTCCCCGCTGTGCAGAGACGTACTATGAAAAAGAGGCTGTCTCAGATTCTCAGACAGCCTCGGAAGATTAAAAGAATGTAGACAGAAAAGAAAGAACATCTTTTAATCCATTTTTGAATTTGTTTTCCATGTAAATGATAGTTTGGTCACTAAGAGAAATATCATTAGCCAAATTATCACCTCGGTAACAAGCAATATATCCTTTTGTTTTTAATTTCCAACATAATTCAGAGACATATTTGGAAGACATATCAAGCGAAAAAAGTTCGATAAGTTGATCAGAATTTTTAAAGAAATTTGCTTGCTCCATGGAAAGAGCGGGTTGACGGCTTAGCACTTCTTGGTACATAGAGACTAACAGCCGTTTTTGCTCATTAGTTAAATCGTCCATAAGTTTCACCTCCTGTCATTTTGGAATGGTCGCACATTTATTATAGGGCAGGAGGGCGAGAACGGGCAAGACAGAAAGAAATTAAAAGTGAGTAGGAGGTGAGAAGAGAAACATGAGAGGCGATAAAAAGAAAAAGAAACCGTCAAAGATAACGGCTTCAGATATAGCATTAGGACTTTCAATATTCTTATTGCTTTTCCAGATATTTTGCCATGTCATACTCCCAAGATTGACTTAACAAAATCAATTACTTCAGAGTGATGAATTGCAAATTCGATAAAGACACCCAATGCAGTAATGCCAATAGAAATCCAACTTTTAATATCGGCCTTATTTGCAGTTCTTGCAGCAGAGTCAGCAATATTTTCAGCAGATTTTGCCGTTTTCTCGGAAGCCTTTGCAAGTTCGTCAGCGGAATCCGCAGTCTGCTTTGAGGTTTTTGCAAGCTGTTCGGAAGCATTGGCAGTTTTTACAGCAGAATCAGCAATTTCTTTTACAGATTGTTGAAATTCTTCATCTCTTTGTTTGCCATAGAGGTAACCTTTGCCAAGTTCAGTCACAACGAGAGTAGAAATTTCAGGGAAATTTTTGCCGTAAGTTTTCCTTAAAAGTTTATATTCAAGTAATTGTAATAAGCATTTTGGGGGAAAAGACGAAAATTCAGAGATGGAAGAGTTCGGCTGATCGGCAATATATTTTAGGATTTCAAGGGATTTATCGCTTAACATAATTGAGTTAAAAGTATTCATAAAAACGCTCCTTTCGTATGAGTTCAGTTCTAGCAGAATTTATAGTTTTAGTATAGAGGAAAGCTTGAACATTTGCAATCAACGAGAGAAGTGAATAGGAAAGAGGTGAGAAAGGTGTTTTATAGTGATGTACCGATGTTAACAGGTATTCTTCCAGGAGAAAAAATCAGCGAACTTACAAAATATATCATTAATAAGTTCGCTGATGAAGGACTTTCGAGAGATGAGGCTAT